ATTACCGTTCGCGCGGCTCCGCAAGGTGCGCCGTCCAGGCCGACGCCGTTGCAGCGGTTTCGCGATGGCAACCGGTTGTTTTCCATTGATGCGGTGACGGAGGCCGACGCTGAGGGCCGGTTTCTGATCTGCTTTGCCACCGAGGAGGAGGGCGCATGAGCTATGGCATGACAGCGGCGTTGCAGACGGCGGTCTATGGCGTCTTGAGCGTGGATGCGGGGTTGGCGGCGGTTGTCGGATCGGATGTTTATGACGCGATGCCGCCGGGGCCGGAGCCTGAGATCTACGTCACGCTCGGCCCCGAGAAGGTGCGCGACAAGAGCGATGGGTCTGAGGGCGGCGCGTTGCATGAATTTGCCGTCTCGGTGGTCACAACGGGGGCCGGGTTTCATTTGGCCAAGCAGGCGGCGGCGGCGGTGTCCGACGCCGTTTTGGCGACCCCCCTGGTGCTGAGCCGGGGGCGGGTGAGCCGGGTTCAGTTTTATCGCGCGACGGCCGCGCGAACCAATGCCAACCGCCGGATCGATATCTGGTTTCGCGCCCGTCTGGACGAAGCCGTCGCGTGAACCTTCAAACCTAATATACTGATATAACTGGAGAATGATATGGTTGCCCAAAATGGCAAGGACCTTTTGATCAAGGTCGATCTGGATGGCACCTCGACCTTTCAGACCATGGCTGGTCTGCGCGCGTCGCGGTTGAGTTTCAATGCCGAGACGGTCGATGTGACCAGCCTGGAAAGTGCCGGCGGCTGGCGTGAATTGCTGGCGGGCGGCGGGGTGAAATCGGCCGCGATCTCGGGCTCGGGTGTGTTCCGCGACGAGGCCACCGATGAACGCGCGCGCCAGATTTTCTTTGACGGCGAGGTGCCGGAATTTCAGGTCATCATCCCCGATTTCGGAACCGTCGAGGGGGCCTTTCAGATCACGTCGATCGAATATGCCGGCAACCATGACGGTGAGGCGAGCTATGAGCTGTCGCTGGCCTCGGCGGGCCTGCTCTCGTTCACGGCGCTCTGAGCCATGGCGAACCCCTGGGCGGGCGAAGTGGCGCTGGAGATCGATGGCGAACGCAGGGTGCTGAAACTGACCCTGGGCGCGCTGGCCGAGCTGGAAACCTGGCTGCAGGTGGAAAGCATTGCGGACCTGGTTGAACGGTTCGAGGCGGGCGGGTTCAAGTCGCGCGATGTCCTGGCGCTGATCTGCGCGGGGTTGCGGGGGGGCGGCTGGAATGGCGAGCTGAGCGATCTGGGCAGGGCCGAGATCGCCGGTGGGCCGCTGGAGGCCGCGCGCGTTGCCGCGCGGCTTTTGGCGTTGGCCTTTCGGCCGCCCCAATGAGCGGTGCCAGGCCGTTTGACTGGCCCGGGCTGATGCGGGCAGGGATGCAGGGGCTTGGGCTGAGCCCGGCGGCGTTCTGGGCGCTGACGCCTGCGGAACTGCTGCTATTGATGGGCGACGAGCCCGGCATTGCGCCGATGGGACGGGCGGGGCTTGAGGCCCTGGCCGCCCGGTTTCCCGATGCGGATGTGAAGGACGATACCGATGGATGAAGAAATTGACGGCTTCGACGCCGAATTGGGGGCGCTGGAGGCTTCGCTTGGCTCGGCCACGGCGATGGTCGCGGCCTTTCAGGGCGAGCTGCGCACGATGCAGGAGACCATGCTGTATACGGGCCGCGAGGTGCAGGGGCTGAGCCGATCCTTTGGCACCGGGCTCAGGCGCGCCTTTGACGGGGTGGTGTTTGACGGGATGCGGCTGTCGGATGCGCTGCGCAGCGTGGCCCAAAGCATGGTCGATGCCGCCTATAACACCGCGATGCGGCCGGTGCAGAACGCCGTCGGCGGGGCGCTGGCCAATGGGGTCAATGCGCTGGTTTCGGGGATCTTGCCGTTTGAGAAGGGCGGGGCCTTTTCCGGCGGGCGGGTGACGCCCTTTGCGCGAGGCGGCGTGGTGAGTGGCCCGACGAATTTTGCCATGCGCGGCGGCCTGGGCCTGATGGGCGAAGCGGGCCCCGAGGCGATCATGCCGCTGACACGCGGGGCCGACGGGCGGTTGGGCGTGCAGGCCCGGGGTGGCGGCGCGCCGGTCAATATCACCATGAATATCCAGACCCCCGATGTGCAGGGGTTCCAGAAATCAAAAAGCCAGATTGCCGCCCAGATGGGCCGCGCGCTGTCGCGCGGGCAACGCAATCGTTGAGGGAGGCCCAGAGATGGCATTTCATGAAATACGCTTTCCCACCAATCTGAGCTTTGGCTCGGTTGGGGGCCCGGAGCGGCGCACCGAGGTGGTGACCCTGGCCAACGGGTTCGAGGAGCGCAACACCCCCTGGGCACATTCGCGCCGGCGCTATGATGCGGGCGTGGGCATGCGATCGCTGGACGATATCGAGACGCTGATCGCGTTTTTCGAGGCAAGGCGCGGGCAATTGCACGGGTTTCGCTGGAAGGACTGGTCGGATTTCAAGGGCACCGCGCCCTCCAAGCCATTGCATTACAGGGATAATGTGATCGGTTTGGGTGATGGCGAAACCAAGGTGTTTCAGCTGGCGAAAGTCTATCGCTCGGGGGCCGAGACCTATGCGCGCCCGATCACCAAACCGGTGGAAGGCAGCGTGGTGGCCGGGCTGGATGAGGCCGAGCTGGTTTATGGCACGCATTTCGAGGTCGATCATTCGACCGGGCTGATCGCGTTCAACGACGCCCCCGATGAAGGCGTGGAGGTGGCGGCAAGCTTTGAATTCGACGTGCCGGTGCGCTTCGATATTGACCGGATCCAGACCTCGCAGGCCAGTTTTCAGGCGGGCGAGGCACCGGATGTGCCGGTCGTGGAGATCCGGGTATGAGCGGGGCGGATGAGGGGCTGCTGGCGCATTTGCAGACCGGGGCCAGCGAGGTGGCGCGCTGTTGGCGGGTGACGCGGGCTGACGGGGTGACCCATGGGTTTACCGATCATGATGTGCCGCTGGCGTTCGAGGGCACCACCTTCAAGGCCGATACCGGTCTGTCGGCGGCGGCGCTGAGCCAGACCACGGGCCTGTCGGTGGACAATACCGAGGCCGTCGGGGCGCTGAGCGATGCCGCGATCACCGAGGAGGATATTCTGGCCGGGCGGTTTGACGGCGCGGTGGTCGAGGCCTGGCTGGTGAACTGGTCGGCCCCGGAAAACCGGGCGCTGCAGTTCAAGGGCTCGTTCGGGGAGCTTGAGCGCCAGGGTGGGGCTTTTCAGGTCGAATTGCGAGGTCTGGCGGAGCCGATGAACCGGCCCGAGGGGCGTGTTTATCAGCGGCCCTGTTCGGCTATTCTGGGTGATGCCGCCTGCGGGTTCGACCTTGCGGTGCCGGGCTATGCCCATGACGGCGCGGTGAGCCGTATCGAAGAGGATCGGGTCCTGGTGTTTGACGGGCTCGATGAGTTTTCGCCGCGCTGGTTTGAACGCGGGCGGCTGACCGTGCTGTCGGGGGCCGCCGAGGGGCTGATCGGTGTCATCAAGAACGACCGGTTTGCGGGCGGTGAGCGCCGGGTCGAGCTGTGGGAGGAGTTGCGCGCGGAGATTGCCGCGGGCGATCGCGTGCGGCTTGAGGCCGGATGTGACAAGCGGTTGGAAACCTGTCGCCTGAAGTTCTCCAATCTCCTGAATTTTCAGGGGTTCCCCGATATTCCCGGCGATGATTGGGTGATGGCCTATCCGGGCCGGGGATCCACGCCGACCGGCGGCGGCAGCCTGCGATGAGCGCGGTTATCGAGGTGGCGCGGGGCTGGATCGGCACGCCTTACGTGCATCAGGCCTCGCGGCCCGGTGCGGGGGCTGATTGTCTGGGACTGGTGCGGGGGGTGTGGCGTGAAGTGTTCGGGGCTGAACCCGAGCCTGTGCCCGCCTATACGCGCGACTGGTCGGAGCCGCAGGGCGATGAGCGGCTGTGGCGCGCGGCGCTGAGGCATTTAACGCCGAAGCCCCTGGATGGGGAGGCGGCGGGCGATCTGCTGCTTTTCCGCATGCGTCGCGGGGCAGTTGCCAAACATCTGGGATTGCAGGCCGAAACCGGCATCTGCCCCACATTCATCCATGCCTATAGCGGCCATGGAGTTGTCGAAAGCGCCCTCACGCCGCCGTGGGAGCGGCGCGTTGTGGCGCGTTTTGCGTTTCCGGAAAGGACCTGATCTTATGGCGACTATCCTTCTGTCAGCGGCGGGTGCCGCGATTGGCGGTCTGTCCTCGGGCACGGTCCTGGGGCTGACCGGTGCCGTGATCGGACGCGCCGTCGGGGCCACGCTTGGCCGGGTCATTGACCAGCGATTGCTGGGTCAGGGGTCTGAGGTGATCGAGCAGGGCCGGATGGACCGGCTCCGTCTGAACGGTGCCGCCGAGGGCGCGCCGGTGGCGCGGCTCTTTGGGCAGATGCGGCTGGGCGGGCAGGTGATCTGGGCCACGCAATTCCGCGAAGAGGTTACGGTGACGGGGGGCGGCAAGGGCGCGCCGCCACAGCCGCGCACCGCAAGCTATAGCTATTCTGTGAGCCTGGCCGTGGCTCTCTGCGAGGGCGAGATCGCGCGGGTGGGGCGGGTCTGGGCCGATGGGGCCGAGATTGCGCAGACCGAGATCACGATGCGCGTCTATCGCGGCACTGACGATCAGATGCCCGACCCCAAGATGGAGGCCGTGGAGGGGGCGGGTTTGGTTCCGGCCTATCGTGGCATCGCTTATGTGGTGATCGAGGATCTGGACCTGACACCTTATGGCAACCGGGTGCCGCAGCTGAGTTTCGAGGTGATCCGGCCGGCGAAGCCCGAGATGCTCGACAGCCCGCCGCAGCCAAGCCAGGCCATTCGCGCCGTGGCCATGATGCCCGGTACCGGCGAATACGCGCTGGCGACCACATCGGTCAGCTATGCGCATGGCTTTGGCAATTCGGTCAGCGCCAATGTGAACACCGCCAGCGGCGAGGCGGATTTCCTGCGCGCGCTGGATAACCTGCAGGGCGAACTGCCCAATTGCGGGGCCACCAGCCTGATCGTCAGCTGGTTCGGCGATGATCTGCGCGCGGGTCAATGTCTTATTCAGCCGAAGGTCGAGCAACAAGAGGCCGACGGGGCCGAAATGCCCTGGGTCGTTGCTGGTGCAACGCGCGCGAGTGCCGAGGCGATTTCGCAGGTCGACGGGCGCGTGATCTATGGCGGGACGCCTGCCGATGCCTCGGTGATCGAGGCCATCGCGGCGCTGAACGCGGCCGGCCAGGAGGTCATGTTCTACCCGTTCCTGTTGATGGAGATCCTGGAGGGAAGCGGCCTGCCGGACCCCTGGTCGGAAACCGGCGAGCAGCCGGCCTTGCCCTGGCGCGGGCGGATCACCGGAGACAAAGCCCCGGGCGTCGCGGGGACAGCCGACGAGACAGCGGCCGCTGACGCGCAGGTTGCCGATTTTTTTGGGGCGGCGGCAGCATCGGATTTCTCGGTCACTGGCGGGCAGGTCAGCTATTCCGGCCCTGCCGAATGGCGGTACCGGCGGTTCATCCTGCACTATGCGGCGCTCTGCGCGGCGGCCGGCGGGGTCGAGAGCTTTTGCATCGGGTCCGAGATGCGCAGCCTGACGCAACTGCGCGGGGCGGATGGGTTTCCCGCCGTTCAGGCGCTGATAGATCTCGCGGCCGAGGTGCGTGCCCTGCTGCCCGATGCCAAGCTGTCCTATGCGGCCGATTGGTCGGAGTATTTCGGCTATCATCCGCAGGATGGGTCGGGTGATGTGTATTTCCACCTCGATCCGCTGTGGGCCGATGCCAATATCGACTTTGTGGGCATCGATAATTACATGCCGCTGTCGGATTGGCGTGACGGGCAAGACCATACCGATGCCGAGTGGCGTTCGATTTACAATCTGGAATATCTGCGGGCCAATATCGAGGGCGGCGAAGGTTATGATTGGTATTATGGCTCGGATGATGGGCGCGACGCGCAGCGGCGGTTG